TTGAGTTTTTCTTGAACACCTTTGGCATATTCTATTGCTGCTTGTTCTCTTCTTTCTGCTTCTCTTATTTTATAGGTTAGTTTGTTAATTCTTTTCTTTACGGATTCGCTATATTCAGCTACTTCTTCTTCGTTAGATACATCCTTCTCAGGTTCTTGTTGTGTCTCTACTATAGGTTGTGCTTCAACTTCTTCAAGCACAGGGGCTTCTTCAGTTGTTGCTTCTTCTAGTTCGACTTCTACTGCTTGTTCAACAGTTTCTTCAGCTTGTTGCATGGATTCTGCCATGGTTCTTCTCCTGTTGCGTGATTACTCTACATCCTCTGGGTTATTAACCACAGCGAGTATTTCATCATCGTTTAATAAACGCAAGTCCCCACCATCAATTTTGATTCTGGCTCCTGCGTACCTTCCAAAAATAACCCAGTCTCTTTCTTGGCACCAAGCGCCATTCGGAAACTTGTTCTTATCTTTGTAAGCATCTGGTCCCAATGATACTACGAAACCGACATTAGTACCTAATCTTTCTTTTTCTACATAAGATTCAGCAAGATGTATTCCACCTTTAGTTACTGCTTTTTGTGTAAAAGGTAAGATCAACATCCTGTATCCTGTGGGAACAGGTAGCTTTTCTGCTACTGATTCATCTTCTTGTATCGACTCAGGTGTAAATTCCTGAATGGGTTCTTCTTCCTTTTTTAACTCTCGTACCTTTTCAATATGATCAGGTATGGGAGTGCGTGTTGACTCTGTTGTTTCAGATGCCATCGTTTTGCTCCTTTATATTTTGCAGGTCTATTATAATTCTCTCAGCTGAGCTAAGACCTGATAGCTCCCCAAGAATTCTTTGATACCCCTCCCAGTTCTGGACTCCACCTGTTTTTAAAACTTCTGTAAGATCGTCTTGTCTTTGACGCAGTTCTCGTAAAGTTTTTTCAACTACATATAGTCCGTCCATCTAACAGTCCCAATCCCTTCTTGCCCAATAATTAGCACTACATCTATCACTTTTAATTCCACCACTACGTGCGCAATAAGATTTTTTACGTGCTTTACTGTTTTTGTGCATACCTAAATTAGCGTCGCCAAAAGTAATACGTTTAACTTTATTACCACCACTACTACATTGCCCAACAAAAACTACTTTACGTTTTTTCCCATATCCAGGTTCACCTTTACGCAAACCTCTTGGTTTATTGAGTGTTACTTTTTTACCTTGATATTCTGCCATACTTTACTCGTCATACAAATTATTAAATGTTACTTTAGGATCAGTGTAACTTTCATGTCCTTCTGCTGAATGTGTCCATTGAGATGGTCTAAAATCTGGTGCTCCTTCTCCAGTAACCCAGAGTGCTGGGCTAGTAGCCCTTACTCTATTATTAGGTAATGCTACAAAGTTGCCCTGCCATTTACAATCTTCTGTAATATAAAGTACATGAGATTGTTTGTGTTGAGCTGGGTCATCAGCTATATCATTACCAGTATAGTCAACAGTAAACATATACTTTCCATTATAAAACTTTCCATCAATTTTGCAAAGCCATGGTGATGAAGAAACTCTGTCCATAACTATAACAGAATGATCTCTTGATTCACAATCCCATGGTTGAGCTAAATGGTCTTCCATAGGAACTGGATATTCTTCACTGGGGATATCAGCAACTAAAGCCTGTATTGGCATCCTTGCCCACATCGCACCACCGTGTATGTTTCCTTCATCCCAATCTTCACAGTTATTTTCTTCGCCTGTAAATACAACTTGAAAACTCAAGGATCTATCAGGAATCGTGTTAACTGCTATAGCGAGTGCGTGAAGATATTCGCCGTGGTATTTTTCGTGGTTATGTGTAAACTCTCTTCTTACCCAGCATTTAAAGTGCGGGATATTGCTGATGAGGTGTGACACTTACTTTTTCTTTCTTCTAGTAGTTTTGCGTTTTGCTCCACCTTTTGACATTTTACGTTTCATGCCACCTTTTGACATTTTACGTTTGGCGTTCATTTTGCTTCTTCTCATAACCATGGTATTAACCCCATTTTTTAGTTTTAGTTCCACCCCAGTATTCTACAGCATGCCCTTCTGATATAAGTTTTTGACATATATCTTCACCATCTGCTGTGTACGGAATACCGAGTATTCTTCCGTACTTTCCTTTTCCCAGTGATTTAACCTTAAATGTTCCAGTACAAAGTTCAATAAGTCTGTCTTTAGCTTTTAGACCAAGTGCTTTTTCTGCTAGGTTTCTTGTTCTAGATTCTGGTGTATCTATACCAGCTAACCTGACTCTCTGTTTGTTTAACTTGACATCAAAACCAAGATCTAAAACACAGTCAAACGTGTCTCCGTCTATCACTCTATCTAGTGTAGCTCTGTATACAAACTCATCTGGTGAATCGCTCATGAGTATTTAGTTGTCTTTCTACGTTTAGACATAACCGCACCACATCCTTTGTGCTTTGATTTTTTTACTTTAGTTTTAGCCACCGTTTCTGCTTCTTCTACGGTTTGCATTGCCTGCTAAAAATTCTCCGCCACCTTTCATCATTTTAAAATCAGCACCAGATATTTTACCATCTTTATTTTTATCTAGTTTTTTCTGATCGCCATGAAGTCCACCGTGCGATTTTTTAGCAGTTTTTGCTGCATCTTTAAAGTTTTGTTCTGTTGGTGCGCCTTTAGCACCTTTTTTACGCATCTTTTCTCCAGAGCCTGCTTCTATACGTTTACGTTTTGCGTTTATGTTTGCATATAATCCTGGTTTTGCCATTATCTTACTCCGCTAGGGCTAGTGTTAAATTTTGTGCCTTTAGTTGCTGCGCCTTTACCTTGAACAGTTGTTTGACCTTGACCAAAAATATCACTGTTACTTTTAGTTAAAACCGTTGTGCCTTTAACTGGTTTAGATAGATCTATTCTATCTGGAGCAGGAAAACTAACTTTTTTGTATTTAGTTGTATCTTTCATTTATTCACCTTTTGTATTTGTATCTGCTGATCTGACATCTTTTAATATCTGACCATAAGTTTTATTATTATCACTTTGAGCTTTAAGTAAAGCTTCTTCTCTATCTTGAGCCACTTTCATTTCTGCTATTGCCTCTTGAGATTCTATTTTAGCTATATCCACCTGACTTCGTAAAGTATCGGCTTGAGCTCTTTGTGCTATTTCTTCACGCTTGAGTTCTACGACAGGATCGATCTGCGTATTTTGTTGCGCTTCTGCTAGAGCTTGTTGTTGACCAGTTACTTGTTGTGTAGCATTAGCAGCAGCAAGTGCTATCTCGTTCATTACTTGTGGATCTTGTATTTGCTCAAGTGGTGGAAGTTGTTGACCTAATGCTTGTTCTATTTGTTGTTTATAAACCATAGAAGTATGTTCTTGTATGTTGGCTTGTATTGCCTGTAAAGATACTGGGTTTTGCTGCATCATAGGATTCTGTAAGAAAGCTGTGTGTGCAGTTATGTAAGCATCGTGGTTCTGGAACTCAAAAGCTTTTATAGGTTGTCCCATAATTGCTGCTTGTTGTTCACTTACTGGATCTCTAGGCGGTACTTCTTCTTGAGGGGGTAAAAGTAGTTCTATGTTTTTTACTTCTAGGGCTTCGTACATTCTTTTATACGCTTCACGCAGATTATGTATTTGCGGTGCTGCTTGTGCCATCTGTAATTCTTGTTGAGCTAACATAACACGTTGCGCCATACTAAATATATTAGGATCACTGACTGGAATAATATCTACACGATCATCAAAGTCTGATTGTTTGATTTCAGAAGGTGCGCCCTCCACCGCATAGGGATATGACGGTGGCAGTGATCTAGAGAAAACTCCAGCCAGTAATCTAAATTCTTTCTTTTGTGCATAGTGTAAACGTTTATGTATAGCGGACATAACTTTAGTACCACGCTCTAACATAGCTACAGTTGTGCCTACTGGTAGTTGTTGACTACCTATATCACCTACTTGCATGTCTGCTATGTTTGCAAACCTTCTACCTGAGTCAATAAGTACACCTAATAATTGACTAAGTACGTTGCTTGGCTCTTTATACGGTAAAGGCATCAAGGCATCACGTATTGTGCCTCCTGGAACATCAACATCCCTAAATTCTCCAGGTCTGAGGGGTTCATCTTCACCTTGTACACGCATACCACGTGCTTTAAACCCTGCTGGTAGGTTACTCAACGTTCCAGCGTCGATTAATTGTCTTAAAATAGAAGTTGCGGACTTAGTTAGCCCACCAATCATGTGAATTAAGCCAAAACCGTAAAAACCTAGTCCTGGAAGGAACTTATAATGTATAAAATACTCTTTTTTACGGAATAATTCGTCTTCCATAGCCCAATTTCGCCTTATTGCGAGTATTTCACCTGAATCTTCAAGGATAGTTACTATATAAGGTACACCATATTCGTATTCATCAACCCCTTCGAGCTCTAAATCAACGTGTACCTCTAGTAAAGTGTATTCATTGTAATCACTTGTCGGTCTACTGAGCCCTTGTAACTCATCAAGCTTGTCTTTTGCTTCGTTATAGTCGGGTTCACCAGCTGAACCAATGTCAAAATCACGGTAAACACCGTTTAATTGCATTTTTCTGATGTCATTGCCTGTCATTGTGATGACATGTGTTGTTCTTGGGCTAGTTTCTAGGTTAGTGGTGTCATAACTTACGACTAAGTTTTCTGCTTTTACAAATGCAGATGTAGCTCTACCCAGTAATGAGTCAAAATATACTTTCTTGAATGCGCTACCAGCCAACGGTAGATAAAATAACAGACTATCCATATCTGGATCATACTCTTCCATAACTTCTGTTATCTGGTAGTTCATATATTCCTTGACACGTTTGCACTGTGCTTCTATTTCAGGATTGTCAAGTCCTACCATTTTTGTACTCACGGGACCATTGGCTGGTAGCAATTCTTTATAGGCTTGTGCCTGAAATTGAGTTGCTGCTTCTGCAAGTAAAGGGTGAGTAACTCCACTTGCTCCTGGGAATGGTGTATCACGTTCTTCTGATTTTATGCCTAATAAATCTAGACCATCAGAAAAAGTTTGTAACCATTCATCACGTGATTCTTTATCTTCTTCGAAGGCTGCGATAAGTTCACCTGATATTTCATCAAGGTCACTCGGATCTAAAACTAAAGCAAGGTTTGAGTTGTGCTCTGTTTCTAATGCTTCCGTATCATCAA